ACAAATCCTCAGTTAACTTTTCTAACAGCTCTTTCATTTAGGTGTATGTTCCTTTATTATATGCTTTTCTAAATATGCTTCTTTTACATAACCTTTTCCGCAATGCTGACATTTGAATCTATTATCATACGCTTCTATAACTCCAAGCGTAGTATTTTCCTTTGTGCCATCAAGAGGACACAACCATTCCTGCATTCCATTATCTATCTTTATCAGTATCATAACGGAATTGCATTTAGGACAGTATTTGAAAGGTTCCATGTTATGTCTCGTTTCCTCCTGAATAGAAGGAGCGAAAGCTTCCGTTGATATAGAATCTTCTGTAGGTTTAACATCTTGCTTAATGGTAATCATGGGAGGCTTCTCGAGTTCGCTCGGTGTCGCGGGTGCTATTAGTTTCTTTGGTTTGACTAGTAATATAGGCAAGTCATCGAACACCTCTGAGAAGGCCCCTCCACGCTTGCATATAGCATATTCCGCATCACTAGCGAATTTAACCATAGATATCTGACCAGCATTCAATCTAATAGTTCCAAGCAATCCGTTAATCCTAACATTCCTCAACGCTCTAATCTTTTTCATTATCATGTTCTTTTCCTTTTAAAATTATAATTTTGCGGGAAAGATCCATTATCCAACAAATACTTTTCTATATCACTATGTGCCGAAGTATAATCTATAGGACAACGACCGTTTTCATTTAGAATATTAATATTAGCTCCGTTGTCTATTAGATATTCTATCATTTCTAAATTGTTGCTATCTCAAAGCTGCGCATGGTATCTAAAGTAGCAATGAACTCATCTTCTGAATACGGCTTAAACAACTCATCCGCTTCTAATATTTTTTCTAATAAATCTATCATATAATTTCAAAATTAGGTACGGGAGAAGTATTAAAACCTCTCCCGCACCATGTGCAAGGAACGAAGCGTTTAGGCTTCGGCGGTAGCCGTTCTGATATTGGATATAGTACCATTACAGAACAAGCCATCGTTAATTACTTTGAAACCAGCCGCACTCAGGAAACCCTTCTGAGCCATTAAATCACTAGTAAGCAGCGTCGGAGTAGTGAACAGCGGAACATAAGGAGCATAGATAAACGAAGAAGTAAGGAACTGATCACCTTTCCAGCCCAAGAAGAACCTATCCTGGCCACTGTACGTAGTACCACTAATTTTTGCATCCGACATAAACGGATTCTGCACAACAGTAATGCTATCATCCAGTGTACCGATTACCATCGGGCCTGTCGGTATAGCCGATTTACCCTTTGATACGGACTTAAACATCGAATCAGGAAGCTGACGAATAACTCTGGCTACGTTGTTTCCGCAGACCATGAAATTCGCAACACCGCGCAACGTCTTATTATAGATAGCATTGCTACCTTGATAAACAACGTCAAGCAGTTCCTGTTTCTTCCACACCCACTCTTGACCAGACCTGATACCAGCATTCCAGTTACCTACTGCAGTTGCAGCACCAGCACCCAGAGAAGCCGCATCCATCAGATCTATGCCGTATTGATCGATAGTGAACTTAACTTCATTACCGAGATACTTAATCATCTCGTTTTCGAGGTCTATCCCGTGGGCTTTCTTCAAATCTATCGAAGCACCGACTGAATATTTCATTCTGATCGGGAAATCGATAGCAGTAATCGTCGACTGCGTCATAGCTACATTCGCTTCCGGTACGCCTTTGTAGTTGTTATTAGCATCTACGGGCATATCATACTTGTACGCGTATGTAGCTGTAACTGCGCTAGCAGTGTCCATACCAATTATATCGACAGTATAAACACCTGCTGTATTTACAGTACCGGTTGCGGTTATAGAACCTGAACCAGCAACCAATACACCAGCTATCGAAACGGTAGCAACCACAACGCCGTGTTCATCATAAAATACGACGGTGCTAGGATCGAAACCGGTGTAATTAGCAAAGGCCAATGTACCAGTAACATCATGATCAGAGAAACTAGCAATCTCCTCACCCTCTACAAGGGCCATGGCATATCTACGACCACTCTTCGTACGATTGTGGCCGAGCTTCGATGACATCATAGTATCGCCAGAGGTTATTGCGCCTTTGGTGCTACCATAATTAACGTCAAGGAAGAACACTCCACCAACCCTACGATCAAGAGCCTGAACCGTCGCGATATCATTCAGAACCAAGGAAGGCAGCAACGCGGCAATTACGGGCAGTTGTCTTAAAAGTTTTTTAACGTATGTAAACATTAACATACCCCACTTTTCAATGGGTAACGGACTATATCACACTCCAGAATTGGAGTCGAGTAGTTGGGAATATCGTTTGCCCTTTCGATATTCTTGAGTGTCTTATTGGCTTCTTTATCCTCAACACTTAGTCTCTGCTCCTTACGACTTACAACATAGTTATCCAGTTCTGTAACCATATAACTAAGTAAAGTGTTCAGTCGTCTTGGATCAGGATTACCTTGAAGTTTCCTAAACATGCTTTTTACGCTATTTGTTATTCCTTTATTCCAGGCTGGGTGCATTTTCAACCAGTCATGCTGGCATTGTCTAGAACAACATTTAGCATTGGTACGAGATTTATGGAAAGAAAACTCATTTCCGCAAATCAAACATTTACCAATCTGTATGTTATTAATTCTATCCATCAAAAACTTCCTTTACGGCTTCCCTGAATTTAACTCGTTATTGCCTTAGTATTACTACTAAGCGGCACACAACTGTCGTATGCCAAGGAACTTTATGCTATCTTCCGTAGTGGCCTCATTCAAAACCGAACCAACACCGGATTCATCAAGAGCATTCTGCAAACATTGAGCAACGGCGCGTTTCTCATTGGCTGCCATATTACGACCAGCCTTCTCCTGCATATGTTCCTCAATCGCTTTGATATAAGGATCCCATACACGGATCAGCGTCTCTTGCTGAGCCTGCAGCTGCTGAAATCTATTCTCAACAAGCTGTGAAATATCTTTATTCTTCATACAAATTAACCTTTTAAAATTAGCCAAGGGAATTAGCTATATCCTTGACTTGTTTAGCAATCTTTCTAGCACTTTCATTTACTGGCGTTTCTTCAACAATCTTGATCTCAGATAACTTGTCAGGATGAAGTGCATCCTGCCGCAACGAACGCTTAATACTCGTCAGCATTTCGTCAGCTTCCTCAATCGTGGTACATTTCTCGAGAAGTGCCCGAGAAGAATTGTAAACCTTAAGACCAGTAGACTTAATGTTCCAATTCACGTACTCTTTTATAGAACGAGCATTATACTCGCTTTCTAACTTAGTCTTCATTTCATCAAGCTTCTTAGTATAATCAGCTTCTAAGGCTTTCACCTTATCTGCAGATTCCTTTATACCCTTAACTTTTTCCTCTATCTTTACTATAAGAGCATCCGTCTCAATCTTATGCTCTTTAACAAGCTTATCTGTATTGACTGTAGATTCTGCCAATTTAGTAAATAAAGCTTTCATCTCTATATTTTTACTATCCTTAAGAGAAGCAATCTCGGCTTCCTTAACTGCGAGAAGTTCTAGTGCTTGTTCTTTTTCTGCTCTAGTACCAGCTGCTGCAACCTTTATATTATTCAACTCTACAAGAATAGCAGAAAGAGGTTTAGCTTTCTTTTCATCTTCAGTTAATTTCTTCACGATAGTATCATCATCATCTTTCTTCGTATCAGGTACTTTACCTTCAAAAGCTATTTCATCGTCGCTCTTCTTCTTATCATCTTCTGAAGGAACATCGTCATCTGTATTCTTCACCTCTTCTGGCGTAGGAGGAACATCATCAATCTTCGGCTCTTCTACAGGAGCAGTGGCCAAAGGTGCTGATATATCATTAGGTTTAGTTTTAGTCATAGTAACAGCTTTAACATTATCTGCATCTACAGTAGCACCCACAGAACCACCATCTACGGAGGTTATATTAACATTAACCTGATCCTCCTTAATCGTGGCTTTTTTCTCTTCAACATCTTTATACTTGTCAGGACTGAGCTTCTTCAGAACATCACGACCTATAGTATCAGAAGCTTGCCATTCTCTACCACCTTTAAATCTACCAGCCCACTCACCAGCATAATCCTCGGCTTGCCCTTCAGGCCAACGCTCTGTCATATACTTATTATATATGTCTGATATCTTCTGGTCAAGGCCGGCTTTCTTAGCAACTGCAGAATAATCCTTCGTAAATTCCTCATTGAGTTTCTTCTCGTCTACATTCCATTTACCAGCATCTTTACGTTTATAAATCTCAGCCTTTACAGTATCAATTCGTTTGCTAGCTTCGTCTTTACCAAAAGGAGCGTTACCTTTCTTTGCATCATCAGAAAGCTCATACACATAATTATCCAACTCTTCATCTGAAACTTTAGAGAGATCAGCTGGAAGTTTATCAGAATATATTTCCAATAGCGTCTTGATTATCTTGTCTTCGCTATCTTTCTTTGTATCAGGAACTTTACCTTCGAAATCTGCACCTCTCATATTTTTCTTAGCATCAATAGCAGCCTTCGCTTTTTCTAATTTATCTTCGGCTGTCATCTTCTCTGCTTCTATAGACTTTATCGTTGTCTCTTCCTCATCTTCTGCATCTTCTGGCGTAGGAGGAACATCTTTAGTTGGAAATGCTTTTATATCCTTAAGAATATAAAGTATTCGTTTTGCATCGTTACTAGATACAGCATCCTGAAGATCTTCAAAATCCTCACCATACAATTCTTCTATAGTATCCGCAATTTGCTGCTCATCTGCAGCAATATCATTGTCTTTCAATATAGCTAGAATTTCAGGAACAGAAGCTGCTACGGCTTCTTTCAGTTTCTTGCAACTATCGCAATTAGTGCAAACATGCTCCGATTTTTTACATTTTTTATCCATCTTTATATTTTCCGCCAATTTCTTTGCTTCATCTGTTTTTAATATAGTCTCAGCGATAGCAGTTACAAACTGCGTATCGATCTTTTTAGATTCTAAACCATGTCGCATAGTACTTACCACACTATGCTGAACATTATCAGGAATTGCACCAATAGTAGAAGGATCTGCGGTGAAATCTGTAGTAATATATTTATACGAATCGGTGATCACCTTGAAATAAGGCTTAGTATTCTTCTCTTTGACTTCTTCGAGTTCACCTTCGGCCCTCGTGCTTACTCCTACCATACACCCGGCTTCCAATAATGTATTGATAAGTCTACCATAAGGAACATCAAGTACATCTATCTCTTGGAATACTTTACCTTTACTCTCATCTATCCATGTCTTCGTTATGATATGAGACGTTCTAGTAAGATCAGAAGCAAGCTTTTCAGGATGCTCCGCTTCACCAAACAATGTACGAGATTCCATCTTCTCGGTAATATCCTTGTTCGATAGAACCTTGTCCCATACGCCCTTTTCATAAATACGATTGTTGTGATTCAGCTTTCCTATATTACAAATAGGGTAAGTGACTCTACACAAAACACCCTTAGGAAGCTTATCAGCATTTGATTCCCTAAGTTCTGGTTTAATAAATATCTTTTCGTTTAGTAACATAAATTATCCTCGTTAATTGATATTCAAATGAGTCAATATCATATCAAGCTTCTCATTAATAGAACTATTTCTCTCATCCGAAAGGTTAGATATTCCGTGTATTTGCATATTTATAGTTCTCATATTAGCAGAACAAACCTCTTTCGTAACAATATCCTGTACCACCTGAGGATGTTCGGCAATGTGTTTCAAATAACTGGTTATTAGACATCCCATTATTACAGTAATCAAACCTACAGCCGCAGAAAGAAGAGCAGTAAATTGACCATCGGCGTTTCCAAATTGCGCTCCAGACATTAGGAAATCTAATCCACCCAAACTAAACACTCCGTACTTAATAATATGTGACAGCATAGTAGTAATCCTTATGAATTTTTAAATATACTTCTTGAGAAATTAACTAGACCCTTATTGTCGAATTTTCCTTCTGCATTCTTAAATATAGATGCATATGTCTGAGTGAATGTGTATTTCCTACCTTTCATTTCAACAAGCACATTATCAGCATCCTCTGATAGAATAGTAACTAAAGACTCATTTCTATGACCTGCCTTTACTGCCTTAGATTCAATGGTACCACCATCAGCAGCATCCATATATTCCGCAATTATATCGTCTAATTCTGCTGTATAGGATGTCTCATCTTCGTACTCATATTCAGTAACCAATTTCTTGCCGTTATCAAACACCTTGTCTTCTTTTATTTTGCCGGTATAATTGTTAGCTGAAACGGTTACGCTGCAAGTCACATTCTTATAATGACCCATTACTACGTATTTATCCACAATATTTTCGTTTACTGCTTTAGATTCCTTGGTTGACTTATCCGCATCGTCCATAGTTATCTCTTCGTGTTCTATACCTCTATCAGATTCTAGATCTACATCGACATCCTTATCTACATCTACCGCGTCTTCCGCTGTTTCATCTTCCGTATCAGGCATGATGTACTTAGTAAATATATCGAAGCTGATATGTTCAGGATTTACTGCAAGTAAAGCTTTCTTTATGAAATCAATCTTATCAGAAACAGTTTCACCTTCTGGTGTTACATAAAAATCTTGACCATCTTGATTTACTACTTTGTATTTGCCACCGTCTTCTATGAGATAGTAGTGGTTATCATCGGTAAATCCTAGATATTCTTTCGTTTCACCTTCTGCCGTATCTGTACGAGTAGTAGTTACCGTTTCCGCTTCTGGTTCTGCAGTCTTAGGCTCATCTACTTCAGGTTCTCCAGTAACAGGAGTAGGATCTGTATTTTTCCTCTCATCAGGATTAGGAACAACTTCGTTTACCTTTTTAGATTCATCTACTCCACCACCAGCCATATCTATCGCGCCAATAACATCGTCTTCGTTTGAAGGATCAATACTCTTATCATGAATCTCAACTTCACCATCACTATTGATATGTATCTCGCCGCCTTGATATGTCAAATCAAGTATTACAGTCTGCGGAGATTTGCCGATAGTAGTACCACCAACTATTTTCTTTCCTAATTTCTTAAGCGTAGCATCTAAATGAGATATGGCAATTTCTTGCTCGTCTGTATCTGCATATCTAGACCACTTACTCTCATCTATATTGCATCGTAAGAAATTCTTTTGCAGCGCTTTCCTATTAAAAGCAAACTGTTCTATCATATTATCAAAAGAATGTTGCCTAATCTTCTCCGCTTTTGCTGGCTTATTTGATGGCTCTATGCCATTTAATTTTTCACGCAATTCATTATCCATATTATTTTCCTTTAAGCTATAATATCAGTGAATATCGCTTCACCATTGTTTGTTTCTACATAATCTCTTTGACATTGTGTAAACACTCTAGTTATTCTTCTACCTAAACCGGTAGGACTCTTACATACATGAAAAGGTTTTCCTTCTTTATCCACGATCGGATTAAATCCTAATTGGTCATGACTATACTTAAATGTAAGATCGTAATCCCTCAACTCATCCTCGCCTTCTGAGAGTGCATCAAATATATCGTCAAACATTCTACTCATCTTTAATCTCGAAAAGTTTCTCTAGTAAGTCTCTCATATTATAGCTTACCTTTATCGTACAGTACCATTCCTATTCTTTCATGGAGATCGTATAGTAAGGCTTTATATTCTCCATGACCCTTCTGACATTCGATAGTTACATGCGTTCCTAAACTAAATAATGCCTTAAGCATTTCTACTGGACATGTTTCATCTTCTGAAATCTTCTTCAGAGTTTTGAATATAGGTTTTCCTTTAAGAGAATCTATTAAAGTAGTTATCAATTCCCGCTTGGTAGGAAACTTCTTCATAAGGTAAGCTACCTGCTTTTCATCATCAGCATAGAAAGCTTCCTCTAATTCCTTAACTGCTCCATCATACTTCGTACCTAGATAAAACTGCTCTATCTCAACAAGTTGATTAAGAAGTTTGTTCATGCTTTTGCTCCGAGTCTATTTCTTCAGCCGTTTTTGCACCTTTGGCATTAACATCGGCTCCTGCTTCTAATAATCTTTTCACATCATCTATATCCCTAAACTTAACCGTGGAACAGAGCATAATACCCAACTCTTCGGGTGATAAGTTCTCATACCATTCTTCTTTGGTATACGGCTTAAAAAGATCTTCAGTTAACTTTTCTAACAGTTCAATCATCTTCTTCGTTATCTTCCGTACGTGCTATCTTATATGACTCGTCTATTTGCTGTCTTAGTTGTGTAGCTCTATCTAGTTGTTCTGCCAAGTTTAGCATACAATCGTGTAGATTACTCATTAGTAAACAATGCTCACGATTTAATTCATTTAGTTGTTTCCTAACTTCACCGTCCATAATTACCTCGCTATATATTGTATATATGCTTGGGCATTGCTTACGCCAGATCCTACTGTTATATTAAGAGCTTCTGCTTCTGTAGTAGCAAACAATGGAAAGTCATAGTTGTTAGCTTGCAGTACTACAGAACTATTCGCTGCCATATTGAATTTCGCTATTACGTCTGTACCTGATTTAACGGTCATCAAACATGCAGCATCGGCAGTCATTAGTATCTCGAAAACCTCTATCTGCTTTCCTGTTACTGCCGCAACCATCTCTATAGTTTGAGAAGCTGTCAGTACTTTTGATACCTGATAAATAGTAGCAGCATCAAAGGCGTTACCATAATTCTTTATTGTATTTTGTAATGTCATATCATTTTCCTATTCTTTTTTATTCATGTTAGAATAACTGCTTAATGATAGCCGGCCTTACCTTCTTGGCTATTTCTTCTGCTATATTAAAACTCTTAGTTAGACCCTTCTGATTCTCCATTACCTGCTGTAGAGGAGATTTAGCTTCTAAACCTATAGGATAAACTGTACATACCTTTGTTTCTACAGTAGAAGGATTCTCTATCTCATCTAGCAATGAAACAGCCTTGTCAAGTAAAGTTCTGACCTCTTCTAGTTTAGTCATTTTTCGTTTTCACTCCGTATCTTAAATCGTAATGGTTATCTGTAAGAGCATGACGTTATAGGGTTTGAATAAGTCTTCAGTTAGTTTTTCTAATAGTTCCATCATCTATAGATCCTGCACAATCATTACATATTATGTAACAATTATGCTTAGTTTTTTACTGTATTGTTATGAACAAATTTTAAATCAGCCTCTAAATCCGGTAGTATCTTGAATAATTTACTCAATTTAAAATAATCATCATGATCATCATAAACAGTAGTAATACCAGAAAGTTCAACTTCTATAATATATCTTTCCTTGGTATCTTTATTCAATATAAAATAGCATGAAGAACCTTTTCTAATTAACTCATCATACCAGTGTTGTCCTTCATCACTATTTGCCGCCGGATCCCATCTTGTATTCTTACCATACTTTATCCACGCTTGATGATTCTTAAGACGTAACACCGAATATTTATCATTGTCTAATGTCTTGTCAAAACCAGCAGTCTTTTCTATTTCCTCGTCAGTATACTTCTGCTCTCCTCTTCGACGAGATTGCTTTTGAATTATCAATTAGTTCCTCTTTTCAACCTTTACTTTGCAAGTTTTATAACGAGATTCCCATAGTACCATACCATCAGGTGAAGGTGTAGCAGCTCTGAAATCTGAGTTCCTTAATACTTCATGCATTTCTTTCTTTTCTTGTATAGCTTCTATGATAGCTTCCTTCGCTTCATTCGGTAATTTATCTATAAGCTTTTCACCAGCGCCAAGTTCAGCACCCAAGTCTAGATCATTTCCAACATCTTGATCTTCACCTTCTGCCGGTACCGTATGCTCCTGCTCTACAGGCATGTTCTTAATGTACTTACTGAAATCTAGATCATTCAGCTTAAGGAATTTCTTATTGAAATAGTCGAGCAGTTTTACCTTGTCGAAATTAGGGGATGCTTTTTCTATTACATCGAACAGCGTGCTTATTGTGTCTACGCCTTTTCCTAATGATTCTTGGAGGCTTTCCTCTTCGGCAGTAGACGTTTCACCCATGTGCACTTGAAATAATCTAGTGTCTGGATCTAAATTCTGATATGCTAAGTGTATCTGACAAAGCCGAGTAATACCCTCGATTAAGGCTCGTTGTAATCTTCGTGAACTACGAGCAAACCTGATATCTAGCTTTTCTAAAGATGAACCTCCTAATGCTCCGCTAGTTTCTTCTACATGTGCTCCAAGAAGTGATAGCGGAACTCGTAATGCGGCGGAAAGTTCATTCCTTAATTCCTCTATGTCTTTAATCCACTTAATATCCACCTCTCCGCCAATCTTATCTATCACTAAATCGTTAGCAGAATCTCCCCATACAGGAATAATAATGTCTTCTACAGACGCCATTGGATTTGCTTTGTTATCGAAATGCGGAGAACCTGAACTATTATCTATTGCTCTAGCGTGTTTAAGTAAAGACGTGTAGTTATCTACTATTTCCGCTACGCCTTCGAGATTAGTAGAATCTACTTTAATTTTATAAATATACTTCATTATACCTCTAGTAGTCCTAGCCAATAAAAGGCTGTCCTCCGCTAGACGTAAACGCTTGTATGTAGGAATTGCATTAAGAAGTATCGAGGTGCCATACTTGGAGGTGACTTGTCGTTTTTCGCCGCCAATAGGCTGCAACGTTCTGTACTCTAAAAATGAGGGATCATCATATACCGTACGCTTACGCTTAGCTCCAAGCAAGCGGAAATGACAATATTCCCATGGCGGCATCAATGTAATGGAATTAGAAGATGATGATGGTTGACCCTGGGGTGTCTGAATAAACCCTACCAATATACCATTATAATCTACCCTTGAAATGTTAAGGGGATGCTCGTCGTCATCTACGGTGATAATCCCAAGACCTGGTTTAGCTATTACCCTAGGAAACAGATCTCCAAATGCCGCTATAGTCCACGCCCAATCAAATATCTTCTCCTCTATGCAGATATTATTCAACATCTCATTAAGATCGTTTGAATATTTCTGATTATCAGACGTTACCCACACGGTAGCATTGTGTAGATAATTATAAGTTGTGGCGCAGTCTGCGTATAACTCAAGTGCACCTGTCATGTAAGGATGGTCACAACTCCGCTCCACCTCTCTATAAATACCAGCGCGCTCTAAATTAATACTCAGCACGTCAGAAAAGATATTGGAGATAGTACTTACACTCGCACCTATCTGCCGCAACAGCTGTCTTTCTTTTTCCGTGAATTGAGTAGGAGAGGTGATTACCTTGTTAACTAAATTTCCATCTATCGTTGCAGGTTTTTGAATTAGTTTATTACGCAGAAACGAAAACGGATTATTCATTATATATCTCTAAAAATAGTTACATTTTCAGTGACGCTCGCCAATACAATAATTATATAAATAAAATGACTTTATAATAAAAATAAAGCCGTCAGTACTTCCATATACTAACGGCTTTTGAAAAGAAGTGAAAACAGATTGACTAGAATGATGGCATTAGTTCTTAAGTCCCATAAAAACAAGCAATATAAACATTAAGAGAATCAATCCGTTCGTTTGTCCAAACATATGCTGCATCTGTGACATTGAATTAGGATCTATCATTATTTTCCAACACCTTCCCACTTCCTAATATCCTCCAGCTCATTCTGCAAATCACCAACACTCAGTTTAATTTCATATCCCTCTATCTCGTAACCAGATGATGGCCATAAATGAATAGCAACAGCATCAGCATAACGAGATATATCGCATCCTGTGGAATCGGCAACCTCGGTTAGAAATATAGTATCAGCTTTTCTATGCTTATTTCGCAACATTTCCAACAAATCTGCGGTATTCATCATCGTCTCCATAAAGCTTGCAATGCCACAAAGAGTGAACAAAATAATATAACACCCACCTCCGTACGTAGATGCTGTATATCCTTCGCTATGTCTGCTATAGAATTAGGGTCTATCATCGTTAAATTCCTTTGTTTGTATTATGACTAAGTATTTTCCTATACGAGTATTTATAGGTAACTCTACACGAGATGATTTCGCTATTTTTGGTAAATGCGAATGCAATAAATGATCGCCCAATCCTCCCCAAGGTACTTTTATTACTAGTTCTTTTATCATTTTTGGCATACTATCCTATATGTAGTTCCTGAATCATCGATGGTTGATATATCAAAATCCTTCAGCAAAACTTGCGCTTCTTCTAATGTAAAACCATTAGTGCTAACATCATTTCTAGGAAAATCTGGAATATTTAATATTCCACCAGGTTTTAAAATCCTATAAAATTCAGTTACATAATTAGCTATCCAATCTTTAGGAACGTGTATAAACACCAATCTTTCATACACATAATCAAATGTTTCGTTATCGAATATTTTAAGATCTGAGCCGCTGCATTTAATAAAAGAAGCATTACTATAACTCGCGTTGTGTTGTCTAGCGAGATCCAATAGACCTTCTGACACATCAACACCCGTATATTGCGCAACATTTGGCGCCACGGTTTTTACTATTCTGCCTGGACCGCAGCCAAAATCTAAAAATACCATATTTTTATTTAGATTTGGTATTTCTTCGGTGAAATCATAAAATTGCTGCTCTGTATGAAAGCCATAACACACGCCATTATAATTTCTTATTTTAGCTAATCCATCCCAATAATCTGTATTAAATACCATATTTACTTTACACATAATGCCTTTATGCCAATAGATTCGAATTCATGAACAAAATCATGCGCCGCCCTTTGTATTGCTAAATGATACTCAGAATTATTCTCTATTACCATTATTCCGCCCTTTCTGCACTATCTAAAAGTATATCCAACATCATATAGTTCTGACAGCCCAAGCAATTAAGATCAAATGTATTACATCTAGGTCCATAATCTCTGCGAACCTTTTTTATAAGTTCTGCATGTATTTTCTTATATGTTCTAGCGTTCTTCCTATTAGTATTGATACCCATTTTATATTTCCATCCTTTTATCGAGCACATCTCTCATTATATTAACAGCATTCATTAAATCCGAAAGTTGTAGTAGAAGACATAGGATTTCTACCTATGGGCATTAATCATGTATTTTATTAAGCACACTTTCCATCACGGTTAAGGCGTTCCTTTTACTGAACGTAGTAGCAAAATACCCTCCGTTTAATCTTTCTACTCCAACCTTTAATGCCTTTTTCAATTCCTCTATGTACCTATCTTTTCTTTCACATTCAAGACATTTATGTATAATAGTAGCCATCCTTACTCCATGTTCTTCATAATATGCTTGATATAAATCATACCTTGCAGTTGAAATTTAAGAAATTCTACCATACGCTTAGCTTGCTTACGAAATTCCTGTGTATTTTCTACTATCCGAGCCTCATCCCAAGCGTCACGAATACCGTTAGCACAACCTTTTCCTCTTACTTTTAATGGACAAACTTTAGTACATCCACCATCGCCATCTCCCCATCTCAAACAACATGGACAGTATTCACCATAACCATATCCAAGCGGAAGTGTTTCAAATTCCTTGGTAGTCATTAAAGCTATCTGATCCCAATGCCTAACTCCACATTTAAGCGCGACTATATCGGAAGTATTGGCAGCCTTTATTATCTGATTCAATGTCAATAGATTTTTAACTATCATATGATTATATCTCTTTGATATCAGTAAGTTGCTTTAATATTTGTATCTTGCATATATATGTATTCAATATAGTAGCAACCAGTTTATTATTTTCAGCGGGCATCGTATCATCAACGTCCATGTCATAACGAATATCATAATCGCATATGAACATATCATTTCCATCTAGCAATCCACCTCTAAATAAATCATTAAATCCAGTATTTACCTTTAATATGGTTTCCTTAGAAAAAGCTTCGTACCTGTCTCCATACTTTTCTTTTATCTGCTTCTCTAACCAAGCTTTAGACGTGGTAATAACAACCGTAGTAGCAGCATATAATCGTAAGTGAGCATCTAATAATCTGTATGCAGCTGGTGATATCTTAGATTTATTTCTAACAACAGTTCCGTAAACTACTTCTGACATTATGAAGCGATCCATTATAACACGCCGATTCATGAACTTAATATAATCACTATAATAATTCCAATCTTTAGGCAGCAATCCAAAATGCTGATATATAACAGGATATCCTAAAGCATCAAGTTCCTTTGACACGCGCTTGATTAATGTGGTCTTTCCTACTAAATCACTGCCTTCTATTATCAACATAGCTAAATCCTTACCATACCATATGATGTTTAATACAGCGTTCGTGACAGATTCTATCAAGAAAAACAGTGTCACCATCTCCATCTAAATTAAGATAGTATTCAATCTTGTTTCCATTATAAACCAAATGTAATCTGTTATATAATAGCGCCTTGCTTTCGATATCAGAAGTTAATCCTAAATCAATCAATGCCGCATTTACATATGCCGTCAAATATGAACCACGCAGCTTAACATATTCAGCTTCTATATTTAAAACATTCATTATTTATTAGCTAATCTTTTCTTGTTCAACTGTAATAGCTTCTTGTAAAATAAGTTAGGTTTCATAATATAATGATATTCAGAATTTACACATCTAAATTCAGAATCTATTAGTCTTCCTGGACAAGCATCAGTACAGTTTGAAATGGCGTTTTCATTTTTGATATAATGCTCCGCCGAATACTTACAAAATAAACAGTTAGCATACTTGACATATTCAAATCCAGGATCCGCATTAATATTTTCACTGATCCAGTCGTGTTTCAGTGTTATGATTTCATGTTCCATCCTAGACCGCTCTTTGTGCTGCCTATAAACAGATGCTATCCATTTCCACTGCTTTATAGTTAATTTCCAAATGTTGTTCAATTCAACCTGTGTTTTGCTATTCTTCTTTGTTTTCTTTATCTTTACCATTTTCTAATCCTAACTCCTTTGCTAATAAATGAGCACGCCTACGTCCCTCTCCGCATAAACCAGAACAAGTGCCTGACCAGGTAATGATTGATGCGTATACCCAGCATCTGTATATAGCTTATCACTATAATAATTATATGCAGTTATCGCTAATACTATAGACACAATACCAGCTATAAGCAATCCTAACGCCGAAACTTCCTTCCAATCCATTTGTTAACCTTTTTATTAATGATTTACATTCACAAATACTAAATAATTACACATAGCAAACATTATAGCCACAAATCCTGTCCTATGATTATTGCTTACTATATCTAATATACCTAATCCTAACTGACCGCCTATCAATAAAATAAGAAATATATTTCGCATCTATCAGTTAGCTTCTTCTACTAAAGCCAGTATTTCTTCTGGTGTTTCGTTTACGTTCATTTCTGCGCTGTCGACAATTACCGTAGTAAATTCCGTACCATCATCCGCCTCGTCTCTAAATATCACAGAAAGCTTCTCTGGATTAACATATATATCAGCATCTCCATGTAATATTATAAAATTCATTTTAACCTCCGTACTGTAAAAGAAACTCTGGATTTATAACCTTAAATGATAATCTTCCATGAGGAAGTTCATTACATACAGTATGCTTCTCTTCTATAGGTCTTATAACAATACCCTCCGCCCAAATATCTTGACTAAATATAGAGCGTCTAGTTGCCTTCTGAACAAGCGAAGGTATATCACTAATCAACTTCCAATTGCATTCAACAAGCGGAACAACCTGAAGACCCAGCTTTCCTATAGTATCCACAAACTCATTATATGATAAATATCTATGAATATCAGCATCTATCACATTAAAGTAAAATATATGATGTGTATTAAGTTTCAACTTATTTTCCTGTATACCTGGTCCTACTATCTCTCCTTGCAAAACAAGGTTTCGTCCTAATACTCTCAGTTTATTCTCAACATCCATTTCACGAATAACACTCCAAATAGAATTGTCTTCTGTTTCTAAAAACTCTAGGTTCCTAGAACAAACACCGAATTGTCCGTTAACCAGGAAAATAGATACAGAAGCACCGTCAAGCTTTTCTGTAATGTAACACTCTTCTCCTTCATATGTCTTTAAAATATCTATAAGCAACTGAACGCGAGTCTCGTCGGTCTTCGGCACAAATACAGGCAGTCTGCCTTTTACTTTTCCACTAAGACAAGCAGGAACTGGTATATCATAAAGTTGAACACCCAATAATTCTGTAACGTCAGTACCCTCATTAAGCATGACAAACATTTTGCAACCTTCTTTCTTTTGAAGATCTAATTCCTTCTTTTGTTTTAAGTGCTATGTGACGCCTCTGCTCTAGAGTTCTTTTAGAACCAGCTTTACATGCTACACCACGCAAAACACCTCTATATTCATGAATAGATTTTTTGTGCATATTCTTAAATCTCTGCATTATAAATCAACATTCAACACCTATAATTTGTCCGCTATTATTATACACTAAAGTTCCTATTTTACCTAAAAGGCTCAACGGAAAAATAATTCCAGACGAAAGTTGACCTTTAAGCCTGATGGTCTTTATTCTAAAACCTTCCATCAATTCGTTCTTTTTGTAACATCTCTTCCGCAAGAACTCGAATTCAGGTTTGATTGGCAAAAGACTATCTACTTCAAAATAAACGCAAGTATCTCCTTCTTTGAAATCGTTCTTGCCTATAACAACCTGCCACCCTAATACAGATGCCAAAACAATATTATCAGCATTTGGTATTGGAACAATCTTACCTATCTTTTGAATGCTTGCTAGCTTTCTCATTTTCCTTTAACTTCCTTTCTTTTTCTTTTCCCTTCTCATATATAGCCCAGCCTATATCCCACTTCTTCCTATCAACATGTCGATATGTATCACCCTTACCCACGCTGTTTACATCTATCAAACAATTTAAGAACGTTCTTAAACTTCATAATTAAAGAAACTTGCTTTAATGAGCTTCACGCCAAGAGCCGTGAAAAACGCAGGCCATATGGCAGAATATAATATCAACTGTATAGTTACCATAAACACGTCGAAGCTCGTTTGGACATCATACCGCTTAATAGCTTCAAACCATGTAAAAGTTAAAACCATAAAAACAATATAATATACGCAAAACCCGCAGCAAATAAAAAGTCACTCATACATTTCCTTCTTCTTATTATATTTTCTAGTATTTTTAATATAACATGAATCACCCTTACGCCACACCACAGGATCTGTCCATGTTCTCTTATACATATAGTTTATGTACAGCGCACAGCTATCTTTTTTCGTACAATAACAATTACTACAAATATTTAATTTCTCTTTTTGCATGATTCATATAATTTTTCTACTGCCTTTACTACTGCTGGTACACTTACGAATGCATCAACATCAAATGGTTCATCCTTCCACCATTCAAACTGGTCTTGTTTAAGATACTTATTGCTCTTCAACAAATTAACATTCTGCTTGTAACCGAATATCTTAGGACTAGATTTGCTCCATACAACTACACCTCTTTTTTCTGGAGCATAGTAATTACACATATGAGGAAAGAAATTGTCAACGGACATGAATACATCCATATCATTCTTTATCATAGCTCTAAGAGACGCTTGCGTAAGATTTTCATAAAACATATGAACACTTAAACACTGTTCGCCTAAAAGACCTATTTGAACAATTTCAATATCCTCTATCTCTGCGTAAAGACTAACCAGAACCTCTTCCCAATAAGGAAAGTTCTTAGCATTCTCTTTACCATCAAGCTTTTTTGAATATGGACTAATTATCAACATGCGTTTTCCCAAGGTTAAATAACATCAATCGTAGGTGGAAGTAAATCCGATTCTTTTTCCAGAACAATCATAGAATCATAATCTTTTAATTTACTTGTTGTCATCTCTTTCTCCCCACACCATACGTTTCTTCATGATTGTTATCTATAGCAATGCATTCCAACTTACCTACTTTCTCTATAAGCACTCTCATTCCATCTGGAAGAATACGCCAACAATCGACAGGAAAACGATGAATAAAAAAATTCCAGGGAACAACAATTATTACATATCCACCCCTCTTACACACACGCGCAAGCTCTAGCATCGTTAGCCATGGCATCTCATCATGCTCTAAACACTGTCCACACACTATCACATCATATAATTCATCCTCAATATCCCATGCATATGGAACCACCACTTGGTCCACATTCTTACCTTCTACTATATCAATTCCTTTGTATACCCAATTAGGATTATCAAATATAGGTTTGTATGTACCATTGATATCACAACTTCCTACATCTAATATATTTAGTGTCTTAGTGGCATCTAAAAACACCCCGACATACTCCTTTACTTTATTATATGTGCTACTATGCACAGTACATCCTCCTATAAGCATCTACTATAGAACCTTTCCATCCCCATTCACGCATCTTGCCGTATACACTACACTCTTCCTTACTAACAAACCTCATAGCTTCGTCAAACCCAATCAATTTAAAATCATCACTTATCATAATATCGTCAAACACCTCAGGATAACAAGCAGCTACTGATATAGGCTGCTTTATCTCCTTCATCATAGACTTAAACGCATAGTGGTCACCTATGCCATTATCTAACATAACAATTTTACGTTTATGTTTCTCTACTGGAAGACGGGCCCTCC